CTAACGGTGTTCTTCTCGAAGCTTTCGAGATACTTCAAGTCCTTCAGCTTTAGCTTGTACTTCAAATATCTCATTAAGAGAGTGTTCCAACAAGTCAATTGCAATTAGTAAATCTCCTCGCGTCGATCTTTTTAATGCATGAACTGCATTGTTTCCCATAAATCGATGCTCATGCAAAGATTTAGCACTGCTAACAGTTAAGTGACCGCGCTCATTTAAACCGAATATTTTGCCTTCTAGGTTATTTTTTCTTATAGTTTTACCACTCTCTAAAATTACTGGGCCATCTGAAATCTCTAAATAGGAACAGATTCCTTCTACAAGTGCTCTTAAACCAGCGGCTGCCAAAACAAATGAATCATTATTAAATGCTTCAATTGATTCTTTGTAAATTCTTACAAGAGGGCTAGGAACATTATCGAATTCTTTTGCTACTATCATATGCTCTGAACGTTTAGGATATAAAGTTATTCTTGTTCCATCGTCCCACTCATCATCACTAATTTGATAAACATCTTCTGAACAAGAATTTTCCTCACGAAATGATAAGACCTCACAGCCTTTGCATTGGATTACCTGACAAGAATTACCCCACTCGATAGTATGACCTCCACCACAATCCTCTTGACCGTGTAACTCGTAAGAAGTGACGATTTCATGGTTTGTCTCTCTATTACACTGAACGCAAATCTCTTTAACTACCAAACCTTTAGAATAGTTTTCAGTAAATTTCTTTGTGATTTTTGACATTATTTATCCATTGTGATTTACAACATTTAAAGCACTTATATTTACCATAATCTGTAAAAATGATCATTTTAATATTATTTCGATGTGAGATAATTAAATAAATCCTATAAATCCACTTAAAATATAAATTGGGTAAAAATATGAATATATGCAAATGCTTTCAGTGTGAAACATGTGAGACTTTAATTGATTGTAGAATTGGTATGTCAAACAGAGATACTCAGCCATTCCAATTTGCTTGTCCTGTTTGTGAAGAGCGTATTACATTCGTATTTGGAACTAAAAATGATCACCTTACAGGTGCTATTGATATTCCTGAGTTTGATTCTCCTTTTACAGGTAAAAACCATTTCGTTGATCTTCATCTCGATTTTCCTGTTTATTTCGGAAAATATCAAAAAGGAATCACCACATTTTTCAGAGTGATCAGTGAAATAGGTCAAGATTCATATTTTCATTTAGCTGCTCGTCTTGAACTTTTGAATAACCTTCATCCAATGGAAAGAAACTTAGAGCGTATTATTACACAGTATAAACAAGGAAATATTAGTAACTTTGAAAAATCCTGTGCCCAAATACCTAATATAAAACTTAAATCTCATAAAAAAGAGGACATTTTGGCAGCGCTATACTCTGCAACATCAATTATGTCATCTCCATTTACACTTCATGAGGAAAATGAAAATTTAGCAATTAATTTCCCTAAAATATATATGTACTTACATGAAAACCATACTGAAAAAACCATCGATTTTATTAATGAAATAATTTCAAATAAATTTCTAATGAATCTTCATTACGATTGTTTAAGTTTATATCCAAAACTTATTAAATTTGATTTACCCTTACGAACAGCTTTTTTTTATGATTATATAAATGAAGATAAATATCGCCCTGTGCCAGTTCGCGTGTCTACTGCTGACTTTGACCTTTGTAATAACTATTACAAAGATTTAGCTGAGGTTTTTGCTCGTCAATTAACTTTAGTTGCTGGATTAAACAATCTGCTAAAACGTGCTGACCATAATGAATTTGAAGCATCTTTGAAAATGACAAAAAAACAAGGAATTAGAAAAGAACTTATTTCTTTAAATACATTTGCCGATATAGATTTAGGACAAAAAATAAAATTTATTGATGATTGTTTTTATTCCATAAATAAAGAGGCTATCGATAGCCGCCTTAGAAATGGAATTGCTCATTATAAATATGAGTATAAAGAGTCGACACAAAAAATCACCTATTACCCATCAAAGGAAGGTATGGAAAGAAATAAGTACGAAGAAATTTCTTTTATGGAATTTCTTCGTAAAACTTTATTATTATTTAGAGAGGTTCATAACTTGAACCATCTTATCAAAGCGACTTTTTTCTATGAAATACTTATTCTTAAAAAATTTAAATGACCAAATTAATCTCCAAACTAAACAGCTGGTAACCTCAGCTTATTTATAATATTACTTGAAATTGTAATACTATATACGACCTTTTATCATGTAAGGTAGATATTTAAGTCGAATCCACATATCAAAACATCTCCATCTGTTTCTCTCCCCGATGTGATCTAGGTAGCTCATCCATCGGGATTTCAAAGCCTTCTGGCAACTCTTGGGGGATTGTTTTTGTGAGATAAATTTCCACTGAGGTTATTGTCGTAAAAGAGCAGCCACACAGCAAATTTTGGCATTGGTGATAGCTTCTACGGGTTTCACTACTCATGGATTTACTGGTTTTGGTATAAGTCACAGCGCCACACTTTGGACAATTGAACGCCATTTTATAACCTTGGGTTATGGGTATGCCTGACGTTATTATAATCAATTATCCATCGTTTTGCTCGTCATCCGTCATATCAACATCTTTGATTTTTATTTCCAGTTCCAAATGGGTAATAAATCCGTTCCCATCAATGGTGTGTATCACTCGGCTAATAACCCACTGGTGACTATCAATAATCGGTTTAAAACCGGTTACCGCCACGGGCATTTCAGGGTATAAATCGGCGCGACCCTCGGCCAACGTGATATTAAATTCTGCTACGCCCCTTTGTAATTTTGACCACTTTGCCGCGGCGGCTCGTTTAGCGGATTGCTCGTTTTTAAAGGTTTGTCGCATCACAAAAACATTACCCTCAGCGCCCTCGATGTAATCGCCCTCTTTTTTGCTCGACTTCTCTTTTTTGGGTTTTTGCTTGCGTTTTAGATTGGTTTTCTTTTGTTGGCCGTAGTTCAAATCAAGCCAATAAGCTTGTACACCGGTGTATGCTTGCCGGTCAGCTAACCGGAAATAATGCTTATCACCACTTTCCCGCATGATAGTGATCATCGGTAAAGGCTTCCCACTTTGCGTGACTCCCTGATTAGGCACAATAAATAACAGACTGCCATTTTTAATGGTCGCTATCGCGCCGAGCATTTCAGCCATGCGCGTTAAAAAGCTAATATCGCTTTCATTGGTCTGGTCAGCATGGTCAATTTCAATGTACATCAATTGTTTGCTCACTGCCGGCTTGAGGTTATAACGCCCTGCTATCGCAGTCACTACATCAGGCACTTTGATATCGTGCCAGCTGTATTCCCGTTTGACGTTAAAGTCTTGCCGAAAGTCCGCGCTACGGGCAGTTACCGTGATTTGGTCAGGTGGGCCTGAATGGCTAATTTCATCAACGGTATACATCCCTTTGTGTACCAAAGCTTCCCCCTGCCAACCAAGGGAAACGGAAATCTCAGCCCCTCGCGCCGGTAACGCAATTTTACCGTCGGTATCATCGATAGTGAGTTCTAAGATATCAGCCTCAAAACCCCGATTATCCGTTAATGTTAATGACATAAGCCGGTCATTGACGCTCAAGAGCTGCACGCCACCGACCGTTAAATCAAATACAGGAACTTTGACTAAATTCCCCTCTGTCCAATCCGTAAAAGACATATTCACCACCTAGCCAATTCAATATGCCTAGATTGTCGTCGCGCGCGTAGGTGAGCAATCATCCGTGGTTCTCTTGTGCCTGTGAGAACCCTAAGTACATGATTTGTTATCAAACATCCCTGAGAATAAAGATAAATAGACATCAGGAGATAATAACGATGGCCGTATATCATCACGGTGTTGAAGTCCACGAAACAACCGACCTCAGCACCCTTATTCGAGATATCGACACTTCTGTGATTGGTATTGTCTGCACCGCAGAAGATGCCGACCCCGAGGAGTTCCCACTCGATACCCCCGTGTTGGTCACACGCATTAAAACGATACTGAGCAAAGCCGGTAAGACCGGTACGCTTTACACTACTTTGAAAGCCATTGATGACCAATGCAGCCCAAAAGTAGTCATTGTGCGCGTTGCTGAAGCGAAAAAAGGCAGCGAAAAGACTCAAGACCAACTAGTCATTGGGGGGACTGGTACCGATGGCCGTTACACCGGCCTTTATGCATTGCTAACCGCTGAAGCAAATATTGGTGAGCGTCCACGTATTTTGGCGGTACCAAAATTGGACACTAAACCCGTTGCAATGCAGCTTGCAATTTTTGCCGAGCAGATTAAAGCCTTTGCCTATATCAGCGCGAACGGCTGTAAAACTATCGCCGAAGCCAAGAAATACCGCGAGGATTTCAATCAGCGCGAAGTGATGATCATTTATCCTGAATTTATCGCGTACAACAAAGAAAGTGGCCAAAACGAAGTTATCCCCGCCACCGCTTACGCCATTGGTTTGCGTGCCAAGATTGATGCTGAACAAGGCTGGCATAAGTCGATTTCTAATGTGCCGGTTAATGGTGTTTTGGGTATTAGTGCGGATATTTACTGGACGTTACAAGGTAAAGACACCGACGCCAACGATTTAAACAGCCACCAAATCACCACGCTGATTAAACGCGATGGGTACCGCATTTGGGGTAATCGCACCGGCGACAAAGAAATCTATACCTTTGAAGTGTATACCCGCACCGCACAAATATTGGCTGAAATGATCGCCGAGGCACATTTTAGCTATATCGACAAAACACTCACGCCCTCATTGGTGAAAGATATTGTTGATGGGATCAACCGCAAAGGTGCACAACTCGTCACGCAAGGCCGTTTATTAGGGTTCCAATGCTGGTATGACCCATCGGATAACCCGAAAGAAAATTTACGCGATGGTAAGGCGCACATCCGCTACAAGTACACCCCCGTACCGCCACTGGAAAACCTGTCTTTAACACAGGAATTCACTGACGAGTATTTCGCTGTTTTTGATCAACTGGGCTAAGGAAATTGAATTATGGGTATGCCTAAAAAACTCTTTATGTTTGACCTGTTTATTGATGGCCAAACCTACCTTGGACAAGTAGAAGAAGTCACCCCACCAAAGCTGTCATTAAAAACAGAGGATTATCAGGGTGCCGGTATGGTGGGCTCTGTTGCTGTCATGATGGGCTTTGATTCTGGCGCATTAGATATGGATGCCTCTATGGGGGGCTTAATGTCTGAATTGCTAGAAAGTTGGGGCGCCACCATTGATGGTAAGCAATTCCGCTTTGCGGGCTCTTACTACAATGATTCAACCGGTGAATCCGTTCCGTGTGAAATTCAAACTCGTGGGCGTTTTACTGAATTGGATCTCGGCAGTGCGAAAGCCGGTGATAACACTCAGCACAAATACACCATCAAAAATACGTACTGCAAAATCACCATCAATAACAAAGAAACGTTTGAAGTGGATTTGCTCAACATGGTGTGGAAAGTCAACGGCAAAGACATGCTGGAAAAACACCGCGCCAACATTGGCCACTAATTAACACGGTGGGTTTCATCGCCCACCCATTTCACGTTTATTTAAATAGGAATAGTAACTATGGCTGAAGTTATTCAATTAGGCTCTTCTATCAAATTAGAATCAGGGCAAGAAGTCACTGAAATCACCATCACCGACACCATGAAACAAGTCGGCGCCTTACGTGGCTTAAAACTGTATGACGTGATGACCTCCGATGTAGATTCACTGATTAAATTGCTGCCGCGTGTGACCTCACCCCGTATAAGCGAACGTGATGTTTCACTGCTGCCTATCCCTGCCTTTAATGCACTCGCTACCGGCATCGCTAATTTTTTAGTACCGAACTCCCCGCAAGAGATGACAGACAACGCGGACGAGTAATTGAGTGCCCGAACATTGAAACGGATGAGTTAATCGCTGATATCGCCACCGTTTTCCACTGGGCGCCGTCTGAATATGACGCCATGACGGTTGGCGAAATCCTGTTATGGCATAAACGCGCAGCCGCCAGAACAGGAAATGAATCATGAGTGATCGTAATTTAAATATCAGGGTGTCGTTAAGTGCTGCGAACCTTTTATCAGGCCCTCTTGGTGCTGCACAGCGTAGCGCCGCGGGGCTTTCTGCTAAAATTAGAACCACCCAATCTTCAATCCGTAATCTTCAAGGACAAGCAAAAACCTTTGAGCGCCTATCTCAATCAATTGAGAAAAATACTCGCGCTTATGATGATGCTAAAAATAAAGTCAAAGCATTACGTGATGCATACCCGCCGCTTAATCAACAAACCGAAGCACAAAAGAAAGCCCTTGCCGCTGCCCGTTTAGAACGAGACAGACTTGGCAGAACTCTCGATAAAGAAAAACAGCGCCTAGCGACAGTACGAGCCGAATTATATCGGCAAGGTATTTCCGCACGGAATAGTGCTGATGTAACCGCACAAGCCACAAGGCGCACCGAGGCTTACAACCGACAACTGGATGAACAACGGCGCCGGTTAGCGGCAACGACACGCGCCCAGACCCAATACACTAAGGCAAAAGAAGTCAGAAATAAATTGGCGATGGGTGGTGCAATGGCGGTAGCCGGTGGTACAGGCGCATTATACGCTGGCGCACGGATCACTGCTCCTGGTCGAGACTTTGACGAGGGCATGTCAACGGTTCAGGCTCTCACCCGATTAGATAAAAACTCGCCACAACTCGCCATGCTACGTCAGCAAGCGCGAGAACTAGGCGCCAGTACCGCTTATACCTCTACTGATGTTGCAGCCGGCCAAAAGTTTTTGGCGATGGCCGGTTTTACACCAGATGCCATTAAGGCAGCATTGGGTGGCGTACTAAACATGGGATTGGCCGGTGATATGGATCTCGGTGAGGCTTCCGATATCGGATCAAACGTTCTGACGCAATTTCAATTGAAAGCGGAAGATATGAACCGCGTTTCTGACGTGCTCACGGCCACCTTTACCCGCAGTAATACCGATTTACGCCAACTCGGTGAAACCATGACGTATGCAGGCCCTATTGCTGCACAACTTGGTGTCAGCCTTGAAAGTATGGCCGCAATGGCGGGAGCCATGGCAGATAACGGTATTCGGGGCAGTATGGCCGGTACGTCACTGCGCGCCGGTTTATCGCGTATGGTTGCTCCAGTCGGCAAAGGCCAAGCCGCCCTTGATAAGCTGGGTGTCAGTGTTAAAGACGCCAGCGGTAAACTCCGCGATGCCGACGATATTTTAAAAGACGTTGGCAAGAGTATGCGTAAGTTTGACCAAGCTAGCCAAATTCGCATGAAAAAAGACATTTTCGGTGAAGAAGCGATGGTCGGTATGGGCGCCGTCATTGATGCTGTCATGAATGGCCGCTATGACGCACTGAAAACCGCCAATATGGGTGCCGAGGGTGAAGCCGATAAAAACGCTAAAGTTAAGATTGATAACTTAAAAGGTGACCTGAAACAGTTGCAGTCAGCATGGGAAGATCTCGGCATTGAAATTCAAGAAAATGTCGATTCACCTTTACGCCGCGTCACCCAATCATTGACCGAATTTATTGGTAAAGTTGGCCAATGGATGAAAGAGCACCCCAAAACCACGCAAGCCCTTGCCGTGGGGGCTATTGCTATTGCCACTTTAGTGACTGCACTTGGCTCGTTAGCTATTGCTGCCGCAGCTGTCATTGTACCGTTTGCCGCTATGCGATTAAGCCTATTTATGCTCACTGGTGGTGCAGGCTTTGGTGGATTGATCGCAAAGATTGGTTCATTATCTTTTGGGTTAAAAAACATATTCCCTTTTCTCGGTAGTATGGGGCGTAGTATTCGCGACTGGATACCGATTTTTGGTAATGCAAGAGGCGCTATTGGCCGCCTCGCATCAAGCATCATGTCATTAGGCCGTACTGGTTTTGTAAGTATCCTCGCCGGTGCTAGCTCTGCCGGTAGTGCTCTTTCCATGTTATTCACGAACCCAGTAGGGGCTATTACCGCACTCGGAACTGGCATCAAAGGAATTGCCACCGCGGGATTTGGTAGCCTGATGAGCGCAGGTGGTAGTGCCCTTAGCTTTATAGGTAGTGGTTTTTCATTACTGCTTAGTCCTGTTGGGCTGTTTATTGCCGCTATCGTTGCCGCTGGGGTGCTGATTTATAAATACTGGGAACCCATTAAAGCCTTTTTCGGTGGTTTTTGGGATGGGTTTACGTCAGCGCTTGCGCCCATCGGTCAAGCATTCAGTGCCACTTTTGCCCCGTTTTCCCCCATCATTGATGCGATTTCTGAAGCTGTGAGCAAAGTTTGGAACTGGTTTAAAGAATTGCTTTCACCGGTTCAGCTATCCTCTGAAGAATTGAAATCGTGTACCGAAGCCGGTCAAGTCTTTGGTGAGGTGGTAGGTAAAGCCATTAGCGCCTTATTCTGGCCGATTCAGCAAGTCGCCAAAGGACTCGGTTGGATACTCGAAAAACTCGGAGTTATTCCCTCCGCTGCCGAAGCTGCCGCCGATGCGGCGCGTGCCATGGGTGTTGACCCGAACGAAAAAGACCCGTTCAAAGTGCTGAACTCCGTATCCGCTTATGCAGGGAAAACAGCGAAAGCCAACGAACAGGCACAAAAACAACAAGCTGAGGCAACCAGTAAAATCAGCAGTAGCGTCACCGTTGCTGGTAAACAACTGGAAAAAAACAGTGAACTACAACAAAAAGCCAATGACGTTAACCCGTTAGAAAATGCGGAAAAATACGGTACTTTGGTGTATGACGGTGCAGAGAAAAAGAGCAAGAAAAAAGGCAGTAAATCGTCATTAAGTGATGCCGCGGAGAGTGTTGATAGAAATAAACTCGGCGATATTGTGTTTAAAAACTTTCCGGCTGTGTCCACTGTTGATGGGCTATATCAAGAGCCCCGAATTGCCGCGAGAAAAACCTCACTATTTCCCCAGTTCAATGATGCATTGATTAATACGTTAGCCCCTATTCAACCCAAATTAAGTGCGGTACCAGTGGCAGTCTCTCCGACACGGCCAGAACGCAAAATCATGCAACCTGAATACAATACCTTTGAGCTGAATTTTTACGGGGTTGATATGAGTAATAAAAAAGAAATTGCCGACATTGTGAAACAGCAATTAACCGCCTTGTTACGTGAACGCGATAGCCGCCGCCGTTCCAGCTTAAAAGATCAGGACTAAATTATGATGATGATTTATGGCATGTTTGTGTTCGAATTACGTACTGCGCCTTATCAAACCTTTAACCATTCACTTGACTGGCGTCATGTGAAAAATGACCGGGTTGGCCGCAGTGCCAAATGGCAGTATGTGGGCGCCGGTGAAGATAAGATCACGCTGGCTGGTACGCTTTACCCCGAAGTGACCGGCGGTGATGTGTCACTGGAATTATTAAAAACCTCGGCCTATGTTGCCCGACCATTACCGCTGATTGAGGGCACAGGCACGATTTATGGGATGTATGTGATCACAAATTTAGTCACCGATAGAACAGAGTTTTTTTCGGATGGTAAGGCGAAGAAAATAGATTTTACCCTGTCGTTGAGTCGAGTGAATGAGGATGTAAGGGAAAGGCTTGCGAATATTACAATGGGGGATCTGCTTGGTACGTTTTGATTAAAGCCCCAAATTTGGGGCTTTTTGTACGTTACTCTGGCTTTTCTGGCCAATCAATATCGGGTGCGAGCGAAGTGTCAATATCAGATAATTTGATACTGTAAATTTCCCACTGCTTAAGAAGTTCAGTTTCTTCATCGGTTGCCATTCCTAAGCGCACCCTGCGCTCAAGCATAACAATTTGCTGTTCCGCTTCATTCAGTCGCTGCATTTTTTCACTATTCGCTTCAGCGGTAAATTCAGCTTGCTGGGCTTCCGTATCAGTAACCCATTTTTTACCGGTCCACTTATCAAATTCTGTTTTTGGCTCTAAGAGCGTGAGCGTATCGGGTAAGTCTCCAATGAAATCAATTTCAATCGGTTGACGGGTTTCCGTACTGTAAGCCGTTTTCCCTCTGTTATCTGTCACGATTTCCCATTTAGAGCCATCCTCACTACGCACCACCGCGAAACCTGCTTTTGTGGGTAATTCTGGTGCATCAATATAAGCGCCAGCGGACACGCTCACATCAAAATAAATATTCTCCATGCTCGCGTTTAAATATTCGCGCGTTTGTGGGTCTGCAATATAGACTTTAATCCAACCTGCTTTTGTTGCTAAACCATTTTCGCCAATTTCGGCTTGTTCAATCTCTAAATTGTAATTTTTCATTATGCTGCTCTCACGATATATAAAAATGCAATGTTACGGGGGCGATTTTCGTTTGCTGTTGGTACAACACGCGATGCGTCAAATGTATAAGTACATCCAGCGTGGTCAACTTCACGGTTTGAATATATTCCGCCGCGATTTCTTGAAAAGGCCCCGCTAGCTTGTCCGCTCCAGTCACTATTCCGACTCGCAAGACCATTATTTCCGAACTCACCTGTAATATTCCTGATAGCATCCCCCTGAGGGGATAGGACAGTTCGATTACTATCAATGTTACGACCCGCATCAAGACCTCTGATAAACTCCCCACGTAAATCAGGTAATACGCCAGATGGGTAAGCTTTAGCAAGCAAAGGGTAAGTCGCTTTATTAAATGCCTGACCATTGCAGATTAAATATCCGCTAGGGGCCGTGGCCTGAGGCCAAGGAATAGGAGCACCGACAGGACAATCACTTAATTCAGATGAACCGGAAACTTTTAAATTCCCGTTGTGGTCTTTTGTTGTGTTTTTATCATGATAAAAACGCGCCCATCCACTCTCCTTTCCAGCAGAAAACAAACGAAGAAAAAGCGTTCCTGATGAGCTGCCACGGTCTGAAAATCCCAGTTGGCAACGATATGTTGGATAAGCAGACGGTGCTTGTATAAAAGACCAACTTCCACCAATCTCTTGAGGCGAACCACCAAGATGTTCTGGAACATAGTAAAACCCAACAGGTGTTGAATAATTATTAACTAAGCCTTCACCTGAAACACCATTATTTCCTATTCCATAATCCCCAATCAGCATTGCCGTACCTGAACGCTTGGGAATTGTTACAACTGAAACGTTTTTGGCATCCTTATCTCGATAAATGATATTGAGCGCCCCAAAAGAGGAGTCTTCGAGCGTTTCAATCACAACTCTTTCCATTGAGTTTTTTCTCAACTCTACACCGACATATTCAGATGACTTAGTTAGCTTTAAATCCCCTATAGCCGCAGGATAATTTGTATTCAACTTCCCATCCAGCCCATTTTTTAGCGCCGTATTTGTCGCATAATCTCCCGCTGGGGCATAATTCCCCTTTTGTTGATACTTAGTATCAGACTCTGATTTTGAGTAACTGTAGCCTGACGGGAGATAATTACCTTTAACTTGAAATTTAGTATCCGATTCCGATTTGGTGTACGCACTGACATCACCTGCAGTTAAAGTGATATCTGTGCTTAATGGCTTGTTGTTAATTTTGCGTGTCGCAGGAACTCGACTGTTGGCGTTGTTATTTGCATTTGTTGCTGCTGTATTTGCTGCATTCGCTGAAGCTTGCGCGTTGACTGCACGTTGATTAATTTCTGTCGCCAGCTTGGGTGTGATGGCTTTGTTGTTATCTGCACTCAGAATATCAGTAAGTTGCACAAATCCTTTTGTGCTAGTCGTCGCATCTGGGTGATTACGGCTTTTTTCGTGCTCAGCAATGCTTTTTTTTACTGATTCATTAACATAATCACGTGTAGCTAAAACAACAGCCGGATCAATTTTTAATGTGACCGATTCAGTGTGGCTGACAATCAATACCATTCGGATAGATTGTGTACGACCGGAACCCTCTGCAAGCTGTGGCTTATACGTTTCAGGGCAATTCGCTACTGCAATTAAATTGCCCGCTTTATCAAATAACCCAATCTCACGTATCCACCAACCGCCCTCAGATTCAGGGATAATTTGTTCAGCGATGATTTGATTTTTGTTTTTATCATCAATAAATAACATATTAATAGCCGCGCGGCGCTTTTCTGCAATAAGTTTTGTTTGATTCGTGTCGGGCGTTGGTAATTTGCCGCCGCCATCGCCCACAGCCATGTGCGTTAACTCAATTTTTGTGCCCAGGGCGGTTGCCTGAGCGAGTAAGTTCTCACCTAATTTAGTGAGCAGAGCAAAGTATTTCATTGTGGATTAATCCTCATTTCATCAATTAAGTGAATAGCAGCGCCGCAAACATCAAGACCAGAAACTGAAATTAAAGGCGGTGTATACGCGTAAACAGTGAGTGAATCACCGGTATAGCTAGATGCCCCGCAATAAAATTCACCGCGTGTTTCCAGTTGAATCGTTAGCCCAACTAAATGGCGGCTCGCCGGCTTGGCATCAAAAATTAGCGCCTCTAACTCTTGATACATCTCTTCTGTAATGCCAGTTTCCAACACTCCAATATCAAGGCGAAACGTGCCGGCGGTTTCGTTTGTTTTCCACCACTCAACAACGCGAATCAAATAACCGAGCGGCTCAACCACGCGGCGTAGTGCGCCAATCGTTCCCTTGTGTTTATGGATAAACATTGCGGATTTAATCGCATCTCGCTTGGCTTTTTCCGTCCAGTTTTTATCCCAGCGGTCAACGCTAAATGCCCATGCTAAGTAAGGCAGCAAGTGGACAGGGCATAAATCAGGGTTCCATAGTTCACGAATGGGAATAGGTACGCGCTCAATCTGTGCCAGTGATTCAGCCGCCGCGAGCTCTAACGGTGATGAGCCGACAGGTAATAAGCGATTATTCATCTGAGCCCCCTAATGCCACGTTAATTTGTGTGCAGAAGCTCGCCTGTGTTTTATCTAGCTTGATATCCGCTACCGGCTTTTTCAGTTCCACGCGTTGCACACCTTGCACATGCAGCGCGGCATAAATGGCACTGAGCACAATGTCACGGCCTAACCTGTGTTGCTGTGTTGCATAGCGTTTCACTTGTTCCTCTGCCGCTGCCATGATGGGCTCGTATTCAGGCGAGGGATAACAGTAAATCACAGCATCGATTTCATAATTAACAATCGTTGCAGATTGCACAGTGACACGGTCAGCAACTGGTCTAACGTCCTCATCGTTTAGCGCCATATCAACTTTTTCAATTAAATCCGCCGGTGCGCTGCCGTTCCCCTCACGAGATAAAACAGTGACTGTGACATGAGCCGGTAACGGGCTAATCACAGAAGCATCAGAAACCCGACCATCAGCGCTACGAGCATGATATTCATAACTTCCAATCGGGCCAGCTACGCTTAACGCTTCGAAAGCGGCCGGTATACGCATGCGTAAATTGGAATCCGACTCATACACTGGCGCAATCGGTGGAATGGCACTTTCATCACCGGCCGATAACATCAGCCGCTTAACGTTGTTATTGGCCGCGAGCTGGTCAAGGTCGGCACCCGTAGCAAAGGCCACCATACTTGCGCGAGCCGCTTCATTAACGCGCTGACGTAAAATCAATTCTCTATAACAATTTTCTTGTAATAATTTGGTGAGCGGCTCAGATTCTAATTCCAATGTACGGGCGATGGCTTCCCGCTGTTCTTCTGGCATCCCACCAATTAACGCGGCTTTGCGCTCGGCAAATAGCACTTCATAGTCTAATAGTTCGACCACATCCGGTGCCGGCAATAAACTTAAATCAATACTGGCTGCCATACTGTTACCTCACAGGAATAGAAATCGAAATCGGTTCACCCGTTTGCATAATGACACCGGATAAACTCACGCCCATTTCGCCAACATCAGAACGAATATAATCAATGGTCTGTAACCTAACGCGTGGCTCCCATTGCATTAACGCCATATAACACGCACTCATAATTTTGAGTCTCAGCGCAGGGTTTTGCGGCTGATCAATCAAGTCATATAACAATGAACCATACTCACGACGCATGACTCTTGACCCTATTGGTGTCAGCAGAATGTCACGGACACTTTGGCGAATGTGCTCATTGTCCGTCAGGCTTTGCCCTGTATTTGCATTCATACCGGCATATTTCATTGTGGGCCACCTGTTGACTCACCGCCGGAACGAACGCCACCGTGTTTATGAGAATGCACCGTGACACCGTTTGATTTGATAAAACCGCCGCTATGATCAAAGTTGCCGGTCATTTTCCCGCCCTCTTTGACATTCAGCGTCGCCGTGGTCAGGTTTTTTGTACACGTCACTTGCGGGGTATCTAACAAAATCTCAACGCTTGCCTTGCAAACCACTTTTTTGGTGGAAACGCTCACCTCGTCAGCCGCTTCAATCACCGCTTCTTTAATCCCCGTTGCTTTCAGCGTGCCGTTTTCTGGCTCATACTCAATCACTGCACCATCGGGAAAAGTGTGGTGTAATGCATTGGCTGAATGAGTCGGCGCGGGGTTCGCATTGCTATACAGCGACCCCAAAACAAAACCGGTTGTTAGCTCACCGCCTATCGCACCAATTAACACTTGCTCACCTACCGTCGGTGCCCAGTAACTCCGAGATTCACCGGCGCGATGCACTAACCATCTAATCCAATCTGTGACTAATTCCCCCACTTGAACACGGCAACAGTTATTGTCTAAATCCACCTCAGTGACCACGCCTTGTCGAAAAAGGTTACTGAGTAAACGGTATAGCTCTTGTAAATTCATAGCTGTCCCACCAAATCGAGATAAATCATTTCCAATAAACCCAAGCGCTCATGCTCTGATAGCCCCAATAACTCCCGTTTGGGATAGCGTGCCCGTGCCAGCTCATTTACTGCCCCCTCAAGCCCGTATTGGTGTTCCCGTGCAATTGCCGCAGCTTTGCCCTGAAACCCAACTATCGCGCTATCTTGCGTATTGCGGGCATGAAGAAAACGCGCCGCTCTAAGCCGCCTGAACATCGGTGCATTACGTTTGGTACTGCGCTTGACCGAGGAAAAATTAATATCTAAAAAACGGGTAATATCTTGGCGATAAAAGGTTCTTACCGCGCCTCTATCTTCATCAAAACCGGTAATTGTTTTACCGCGACGACCTTTTGACCCTTGCCAATTTCGCAGGGTGCGAACATCACCACGGTGAATAAATCTAATTTGCTGCTGTGCGCGTAACACTTTGCGTTTACGTGGTTCATAGGCCGAGCCGTCCACATTTTGTTGGCTACGAATGCGCTTTTGTTGGTCAGCACGAATTGCCCGCGCTAATTTTCCGGTCAGTTTTCGCCGGTAAGCTGGTGAGGTTGTCGATAACAAACCATTGAGCTCATTTTCTAGTTGCATAAACAGGCTGTTATCACTCATGAACCATCATCCCCTCATCGATCACGATATCCCATGCAGGTAAGGCGATTTCAGGCTCGGAAATATGCTCTTGAACAATTTTTCCATTCACTTTTTTAACAATCACGCGCTCGGTGGCCTTGATGGTGTACAGCACGTCGATTTTTTCATTGTCGAGAATGTCTGCCTTATAGCGAATACCATTCGCCCGTTTATCAGGGTTAAATAACAAATCCGGTTGGTGTTTTCGGGCAAAAGTCAGAATGGCAAATGACAATGCGCTCAATTCGCCAGCGTAATCCATGGCCAACACCTGAATTTGGTACTCATTCAAGTAAGATGCAGATTGTGTACCGGTGGCCTGTATACCACCATCAGTGATATAGACCTCTAATAAATCAGGGTTTTGTTTAAACTGGGGTATCTGCTCAACAATAGTTTGTCGTAATAGATTTGGCTTTAACATTATCTCCCCCGAGTGTCATAGAGTGCTTTTTGGCAACGCATTTCAATGCGTTCTTGTAGTGGTGCCGTGGCGCATTTGGGTTCTTGCAGTAACACCACGCACCCCAACAAAATCAGGCTTAAAAACAAAATAAAAACAATAAATATCAAGATATTAATTAACGTTTTCATTTCGCCCCCTTGCACTGGTCTACCACATCACGGATATAGCCCTGTAAATAACTTATTTTGGCTCTGTCTTGTTTAATTCCGGTTCGGATATCGTGAACAATGAGTCCACCTTTTCGAGTGAGTCCGACGGTGGCTGCATCGCCCACGCTGCCGGCGCGGGCAGTGTGATTGATGGTGAGCTCACAGGTTGCAAGGTCGGCGCTTGCGAACTGCACCCGACGACGCTCAGTGAGCAAATCATCACGCAAACGTTGAGATTTATTTTGTTCATCTAACAACCTCTGGTTATAGGTCATATCAAGCTGGTGCAAGATCTCTTGTGCTTTTTTTAGTTGAGCGAGTTTTTCATTTGCATCAATAAAGGCTTGGGTGCTTATCGCACTGAGTGCCATTTGGTGCCCCAGTTCGCTCACGCTTAACTTGGCTTTGAAATCCAAACGCGCAATCCCAAACACCGCACCGCCGCTCACTAATGCAGCAACAAAGGCAACCGCTAAATACCCCCCAAAAAACTGACGATAATTCACCATTACCACCGCCCCCATTCACCGCACAGCAATTCGGCCTCTTGGTCACGGCGGAGCACTTGGCCATAACAGCCGGTTGGCTGGCCTTTGGTTTGTCGGCAATCTTTACCGCCATCTCGCGTCCATTTAGGGAGCTCTGCACAGGCGCCCTTGATATCTCCCGCATTTAACTTGCGGTAGAACGTGGATGAAAAACATTTGGATGGCCCGATGTTGTAAGGGCAAAATGAAGCAATACCAGCGATTTGTGGCTCGGTCAGAGGTACGTGAACATGGCGTTTAACCCATGCAATCGCTTTGTCAGCTTCAATCTGGTTTAACAGGTCACATTCAGCTGGGGATAATTGAGTACCCATTCTTACCGGCTTATTATCAATGCGTGTTACACCACGGCAAATAGTGACCACGCCTCCCCCATCACGATACGCCTTGAGCGAATTCCCCTCTTTTTCATTCAAAAAGCCGGAGAGGATCGCACCACCACTGGCACCAGAAATAATCAACGCAATAACAGCCTGACTTAATCGTGATTTTGTGTTCATTTCATAAATCCTTTGGTGATTTCTCGGTGACTTTCACAATGTTTTCAATATCGCGTTCACTGATGGGGTGACGAGAAAAATAACGTTCTAATATGCGCGTGCGTTTCATTTGTTCACGGCGGTTTAATTGATATGTCATAACACCCAGCGAAATACTGGCTATTAGCCCAATTAAGAATCCCCACTCATATATCGAAAAATCACCAAAAAAACCTAATATGCCTGAGCCACTAAAAAACCCTCCAAATCCTGAAAATGTATAAGATAGGCGGCTATACAAATCATTCATGCTATTAATCCCTTTTTGTTAATCCCAAAGTTGGATCATTTCTTGTTTTGCCATCGGTGCGATTTCGGGTAATTCCACCCATTGCCCCGCAGCTAGCTGTATGCCGCCCTCAACCAAATTCGGATTGGCTTGTAACACTTGTTCAACGACGCCCTGAGTACGCCCATAATGCCGCCAACACAATAAATCAACGGTGTCACCTTGCAGCGCTTGCACTCTCATTAGACGATCTCCGCAAACATGCGTAACTTACCGAGAATATCCCGCACGGCGTTTTGGCCATCACGGCGCAGATCATCAATTTGCGTGCTCAAGGCTTGGGCGTGTTTTTCACCCTCACGCGTGGTGTCAATATCGCGGTAGTTTTCAATCAATAAGGCTTTAGTGAAGCTATACACCGCATGGTGATAACGAAAAATAACGGCTGTGGTATCGTTGATTTCTGGTGATGGCACCGCAGCTAACTGGTTAAACCCTTTGGCGTTCTGTTCCTGCCGCCATTCATCCAATAGTTGATTGACATACAAAACCGCCTCAGTGGCCATATGCTTTAAACGGCTTGTGGTGACATTGCCGGTCAAGCGCATCGACTGCCTTAATTGAGCAAGCACAATCACTGGCCAGAAGTCGCCCGATGTGATTTTTTCATCACCATCACTGATGCTTTCGTCTTGCATGCTATGAATTTGTTTTGATGCCACTAAGCTCATGATTACCCCTTTGAAAAAACGGAGGTGGACAGCGACAATACAGAGGGTTACCCCTTTATTATTGCTGTGCCTCCGTGGCACGCGGGTGCAACTCGGTTATTGCTATTTTTTAGGCGTTTCGTCTTCTTGCTTACGTACTGCCCGTAATAGCTGTTCAATCTCTTTTTTCACACCAATATCTTTGTCGATAAGAATGGCTTTTTGCAGGTATTCAAGGGCTAAGGCTTGCTGCTTATCGTCATTTTTGAGTGTTAAACCAATGACTTTGTACAACTTAGCACGCGCCCCATCAGGCATATCGGATTGCGCGGTAATACGCTCTAAAGCCAGTAAATTATCAAGTGACGCTGTCACTTCATCGTCTTTGCCGCTTGCTTTCACTGCTAATGACCAATCACAAATTTCATCAACTAAAACAGTGGCTAAGGTGCGGTTATAGTTATCGGGCAATGGCAGATTAAAATGGATAGCATATTCGGCCATGTGTAAGGCTTCTGTGTATAAGCCCGCGTCGATATGCCACACTAAAGTGCGAGTAAAGACCTCATCAGCCACACCGCTCTGGCTTTCCAACACGCCCTCAATCCAACCGCGATAATTAGGTAAAACCTTGCGCTTATACGCCGCTTTGCGGTCATTGCCTTGGATATTGCTTAATTGCGCTTGGTCAGCCCGTAAACGGTGTAAAATATTTTCATAGGCGGTCATATCGGCCCGTGACATTTCGGCAGGTACCCTACCGCGACGCGATGCCATTACTTTTTGCCAGTGCTGCTGTGCCGGTGTTAAATGTTCCATTTTCGTACCCCAATGTTGGCTTAATTTTCTTTGTTTTCGGCGTAGTTGATGCCTTCAATCAGGCAGGATAGGCCATAATCTTCAATCACATAGCCCTCATTGCCTGACGAATACGTCGCTACGCGGTTATATTCCGGCTCATCTTTGATCACACGGCGATACTTGCCTTTCTGCCAGTAGACCGACAGGTTTTTAAAGGTCGTTATCAAGGTTGCACCATCGGGGAAAAACGGCACTTGTAAGGTCGGTAAGTTACCCATTGAACTCAATTTCAACAGTTCATTACCCGCGAGCATTTCCATGTTTGGGTTTTGCTCACTGTGCTGGTTCATGATTTTGAAATTTTTATCGGTATAGAGCTGATAACCGGTGATCGCCACTAAGCCCTGCGCACGGCGGTGCCACGGGTCTAACAGTGAATTCACTGCATCGAATACCATCGCATCTACGTTGGCATACATCCCTTTGGCAATGATTTTCCCGCTTTCATCACGGCTGGTTAAAGTGACATCTTTCATTACGCGTTGTGGTGCCGCATTACGGATTTTTTGCAACCAACCGATATTGACGTCTTGTAACAATGGATTTTCGGCTTTATTGGACTTTTTCACCCGTTTTACACCATTGAATCCAATCATTAAGCGGTCATTGGCTTCTTGCTGTGCGATCAGTTGGCTGATCATCGGTTGAAATTCAGGGTGCCCCGCCCATGCGTCTAACCATGAATATGGGATAAACGTATCCCAGTTGGTTTTATCACAACGATAATCGTCGCTGTTTTCCTCATTGACTTGCTCAGGCTGACGGCGCTCAGTCGTTGAGTCATTTGTACCGGCAATAGGGCCATTGACCGAACCAAAAACCTTTTGCCCCTCCTGGTCCGTCACTCCAAATGAGTTGATTTGTTTTAAAAATGGGCTGTTTTCCATTTTTGCTTTTTCTAAGCGCTGCTGCACCGCAGGGTCAACGCTAAAATTTAATGACGAACCCTCACGGCGTACTCCATTTAAGCGGGCTTGCTGGTCAAGCCATGAGAGATAATTCGCCAGTGATTCATTACTGATACCCATAGTAAAAACCTTTTATTGATTAATATTGAAGAAAGTAAAGCGCGGCTTAATACTCAGCCAACTTAGTCGAACCACCGGTGACTTGAGGGCGTGACTCCCCTGAACCATCAGTCACTGCAAGTTGCTGCTTTAAGGCGTTAAAATCATTAGTTAGCTGTGATAACGCTCGTTTTTGTGCTTCATTTTCGGTTAGCAAGGTGCCGCATTGCTGTGCGGTCAACTCAATGGCTGTTTTTAGATTGATGGTTTCTTCTGAGTTGTGATTACGCTCAAGCCCTAGCCACTGTTTCACCGTAGATAAAAACTTCTTACCGGCTTCCTTTTCCTCTTGGTGTTCGGTGTGTTGCTCACTTAACAAATGGCACTGCGTTTCTAATGAAGCGGTAAAGTAATTGCCGCTATCCGGTAAACCGCGAGACACCGCGCTCAGTTCAATAGGACGAGAGCCAATCGCCGCTGGGTAATCAGTCAACGCTACACCTGTTAAATAGGCGCGTTTGGTTTGTGGGAATGAGGGGTAATATTCGATACTGGAAAAAATCTTTTGGCCTGATTTATTCAGATTAACAATGTATTCATCTTTTAAATCATCAATATCAATAGTGACTTCAAGCCCTAATTTACCTTTTAGTTCACCTTCAGTTAATTCAACGGTATTCACCGCTGAAATCATGCTATAGCTGCGAAATTGGCTATCTGGAAACAGACTTTTAATGTGATCCAAATTCACACGACCACAATAGAATTTAGGGTCGTAATCTTTCGCCATCTGCTCGATATGTTCACGCTCAACGGGAAAACCGTTTAGCGTCATCCCCTCTGCACAAGCAATCAGCTTTATCTGGCGCGTGTTTTTACCTTGCGACATAAATCAATCTCCGTTTCTGACGTAACTGTCATTTCGATAATGCCACTATCTCAATCATCTTCTTTTTACTCAAAGGGTTACGGTTCTCACAGCGCTATGAGAACCCATATTCATAGAAGGTTACGCGCGGGCGTGACAAAGTGACAGCATGATGAAAACAGACATTGACCCACGACAAGAAGCCAAAGAACTTTATTGGCAGGCTTACAGCGTTTCGCAGATTGCAAAGCGGCTGGGCTTAAGCATTCACACCATTTATTCATGGCGACGACGTGATAAATGGGATGAGGCATCCCCTATTCACCGTGTCACCGACCAAATACATGTAAAAGTGCTGCGTATCATGGCGAAAGACACGATGACCGCCCATGACTTTAAAACGGTGGATTTCTTTAACCGCCAGTTAGACCGCTTTGAGCGTTTGGAAATGAAGAAACAAACGGCGGGAACAAGTAAAGTTAAGGCACAAAAGAATCACTTTACCCCTGAACAAATCGAACAGCTTAAAAACCTAGTGCTAGGTAGCTTATTTGAGTATCAGCGCCAATGGTGGGATGAACGCACGCAGCGAAACCGCTTTATTCTTAAATCACGCCAAATTGGAGCTACGTGGTACTTTGCCCGCGAAGCTTTATTGACTGCATTGGAAACCGGTAACAACCAAATATTTCTATCAGCCAGCCGCGCACAGGCCTTTCAATTCAAACGTTTTATTCAATTGTTGGCGCGCCAAGTGGGTGTTGAGCTCAAGGGCGGCGATGAAATTATGTTGTCTAACGGGGCGATCCTGTTTTTCTTGGGTACCGCAGCAGCGACAGCGCAGTCATATACCGGTGACCTCTATTTTGATGAGGTGTTCTGGGTATCGCGTTTCTTGGAATTACGAAAAGTGGCTTCAGCGATGGCCACACAAACGGGATTACGCCGTACCTATTTTTCCACGCCATCCAGTGAAGATCACGAAGCCTATGAGTTTTGGACGGGGGATTTTTATAACAAAGGTAAGCCCGAGAAAGAACGTAAAATCATTGAGTTATCCCATAAAATATTAAAACTAGGCCATTACTGCGCGGATAGTATGTGGCGGCAAATCGTGAATATTCATGATGCCATCGCACGCGGGCTGAACCGCGTTAATTTGGAAGAAATCAAAGACGAAAACCCGCCCGATGATTTTCGTAATTTATATGAGTGTGAGTTCGTTAAAACGGGTGAACGGGCATTCAGTTATGATGCATTAATCAATTGTGGCGTGGATGGCTATAACAGTGATGTTTGGCCTGACTGGAAACCTTACGCACCACGCCCACTGGGTAATCGCCCTGTTTGGGTAGGCGCAGACCCAACCGGCACCGGTGATAATGGCGATGGGTTGGGGTTAGTGGTTGCCTCACCACCGGCAGTCAGTGGCGGGAAATTCCGCATCATTGAAACTATCCAGTTACGCGGGATGGCCTTTGAAAAACAAGCCGAAGAAATTAAACGCATTACTCAGCGTTATAACGTGCAATCCATTACTATTGATGGCACTGGGGGTACTGGTGCCGCCGTGCACGAACTGGTCGTTAAATTCTTCCCTGCCGCCAATTTACTCAACTATTCAGCCCCTATCAAACGCATGATGATCATGAAAATGCTCATGCTCATTCGTAATGGCCGTTTTGAATACGACGCAGGCTTACACAAGCCCCTGATCACCTCTTTTATGACTATCAAGAAAGTGCAAGCCCCAAGCGGGATTATCACCTATGAATCAAGCCGAGTTCGCGGCTTAGACCATGGCGACCTTGCATGGGCGGCAATGAATATTTTCTCTAACGAAGCGATATCCAGTGAAACTGGCGGCGCTGGTGCACAAGTAATGGAGTTTTAACCATGGAACAAGCAACAGAATTAGCAGCAACCGAAGAACAAACACAATCCCCTGAATTTTGCTCATTTACTTTTGACCCGCCATCAATTGTCTCAGGCATTGGTGATTTACTGGACTGCATGGAGTGCAACCACAATGGCCGTTGGTATGAAACCCCGATTGATTTTACAGGCATTGCACGCTCGTTTACCTCGTCAGCGGCCTACCATCAATCACCGTTAGTGTTTAAACGCAATGTGATCACAAGTTGTTTTGAACCAACGCCGTATTTATCACGCCCTGATTTCACCACCTTAGCGCAGGATTTTGTGGTTTTTGGTAATGGTTACCTTGAAAAACGCATTAACCGGCTCGGCGATATGTTAACGCTTAAACCCTCTTTGGCTAAGTACACCCGCGCCGGTGTGAATGAGGGGCAATATTGGCAAGTGAAGAATTACCAAGATGCCTACGAATTTCGCAAAAATAGCGTGATTCACTTGAAAAACCCATGTATTCACCAAGAGATATATGGCGTTCCTGACTACCTAGCGGGACTCATCTCAGCAAATTTGAATCATTCGGCCACCCTGTTTCGGACCAACTATTATGAGAATGGCAGTCACGCCGGTGTCATGGTGTATCTTTCCGCGGCATTAGCTGACGACAAGGCCGTCGAGTCATTAAAAAAAATCACTCACCGAAGCCCGAAAAGGTAAGGCATTTAAAAATATCTTTGTGTATGCCGCCAATGGTGGCAAGGATGGGATTCAAATACTGCCATTCTCACAAATCAGTGCCAAAGATGAGTTTGTCGGAATCAAGGACACCACGCGCGATGATTTGTTGGCTATGCACCGGATACCACCACAACTGATGGGGATCATCCCGCAAGGCTCCGGTAGCCTTGGCGATATCGAAAAGGCCGCAATGGTGTTTTGGTTCAATGAGTTATTACCACTGATGGAAAGCATGAAATCAATTAATGACATGCTAGGTGTTGAGGTGATCCGCTTTAAACAATATGCGTTGCTGGATTTTTTGACACAGGCGAAGAACAAAGAACCTAACTATAAATAAACCATTCAATCCACGTTAATCGATGCTCTCCCTTTCAAAGCTAATAGAACGGCCTTAGCGCCGCTCTATCTGTTCCACATACCCGAATTTATTTTTTATCTGATCTAGGCTGTACAGCCTGAATAATCGCAAATAACACCACTCACGAGCTAATCGCATCATAGCCAGAGCGGCCCATCTTTACCCCTTTGCGCGCGCTTGCTCCCCCGCCTCGCCCGCACACAAAAGGGGGGGGAATTTGTGCAGGTGTGCCGACCACCAAAACCCGCACTAGTGCAGGTACCGAGTAGAAAATAATTCAAGGCTAAATTTGTGCAGCTTGATGCTAAGTTGTACCTATGTTTGAGATAATAAAAAACCGTGAGTGTTAAATAATAAAAAATTAATAAAATGTGAGTTTAATTTTCATACAAATCATAACAATTATGCTCTTTTTGAAAAATACTTTTATCGTTCTCAATAAATTCTATTAATTTATGATTATTAGAAAAATCATTCACCGCACTCCATAATCTATCAAAAAAATAACTGTCATTGGATAAATTTGCATCAATACCACTAAACAAATCAATTATCAACTGAATATTAAGTTTTGAGTTTTTATTTTCACCCTTTTTAAACCCTGTAAATATAGATGTATTTAAATGCATTATTTCATTTCTAGATTGTATAATATTAGTTATTTTCTTTTGTTTGCATTCACTAAATAACTCATTATATAACATTGAATTATAATTAAAATCATAGTAACAATTAACTAGTTTTTTTATCTTATTCAGGTTAAAAATAGTATCACTGTAATATAACCATGAGAAAAACCTGATTTTTTTATCTAAATTTTCCACTTTAAGCTCATTATATAAAACAAGCTCACTGATTAAATTTTTTATAAATAGATGTGGTATATTCAATGTTATTCGTGAGAAAAATTTACTGTAATTATCTAAAGTTGCATAAACTGTTCTTACATAAGACTCATCCGTTATTCTGTAAATATTTGACACGGCCTCATTTGATTTTTTCAAAATATCAAGACCTTGCATCATGAAATCAATCATTTCAATTATATTGCATTCTGAACTAATAAATTCCACCCAGTCATATCTATACGAATATTCATTAGATTGATTCTTTGAAAAAATAATATCTCTCTTAAGGAAAGTACGCCTTTCATCAAAACTCTTAGATAACTTATCTCTCAATGATTTTATTTTTCGCCTTTTATTTCTTCTCCTGTTTTTAGTTTCTTTTTTATCTTCAGATAAAAGCATTAATTTCTTCAATTTTTTTATTATTGACACTATACATATATCATAACAAAACATATCATTATTAATATTCATAACATCCAATGCTTTGTTTATTTTACCCAGACAATTATTATCAGTTAAATTACTTTTTATATAGTCTAATACTAACCTGTGGACATAAATATAATATATCGTTTGAAAAATAACATTCTTCTTCTTTATGACATTATCTATTACATATTTTAAATCTTTGTCTTTTTTCATTCTTCCGTTAAGTTTATTTAATTCAGCATAATTAATACGACAAAACATTCTTTCTTCTTCATTACCCCTCGCGTATTTATTCTTTTTATTCCTATTCATTTTCAATGATTCCGATGTTTTTCACAATTAGCTAATATAATGAATATACCACCATTAATACAAGTTTAATACTCCCCCTTCTGAAACCTGTTACATTAGTTAAAACGTTTATGTCCTTATAAAACAATGAGTTATGTTTTTAATTTATAACCTCTTAAAACGGTTACACGTAACTACAAAGTAACCCATTTGTAACCTTTTATCATTCCTACATTTCTATATACTATCAATAAGATACAAGACCATTTTAATTTTGTAACCATTGTAACCACCTTCCGAACCCCTCCCACGAATTCTGACTACCCCTCAAAGAGATAAAATAATAGCCTATCCTTACTTCACTATTAACAAAAAAAATTCACACCCCAAATAACGGTGACGTGTTCGGAAAAGCATTACAACCGTTACACTATCCAAAAACAACCAATAACCCACTGATAATAAAGCACTCCTATGTAACGTTTTAACCGTTACAACGCATTACAAAACAGAGTGCTAAACGTTACACCCTTATAAAACAATAAGTTATATTTCTAATTTGTAACCTTTTAAAACCGTTACACGTAACGGCAAAGTAATGTTTTTGTAATGTTTTCATATATCTATATTTTATCTATTAATCAATTAGTTATATAGGAATATTAAAATTGTAACGTTTGTAACGCCTTTCCGAACCCCTCCCACAAATTTTCTATATTTATTAAATAGTTTAAATAATAGCCAATTATAACTTTACTGTTTATAAATCTATCCGCTCTGTATTCATGATCATGCAAAGCTGTCAATTTCCCTGACCCCTTCGGAAAACGGTTACAATGGTTACATTCACAAAAAAGGCTTATAACTTATTGATTGTAATATACTCTGATTTAACTTTATTCCGGTTACAACAGGTTACAGAGCGAGCCCAAAAGGTTACACCATAATAAATCAACGCGTTTGCAGTTAAGCAGACTTGATATTTTTAGATAAAAGAAAGGCTGCACAAGGCAGCCAATAGAAAGGAAATAGTCGATAACTAAACTTCACTGTTTTCTTGAAACACCCAACATCTAAGCACATCAGGCTTCGTTAAAGTACTCCCCACCGCAAGCGTGCTATTAAACTGGCTGTTTACCACACTCCTCACCGTCTTAACGCCTACAAACTTACGCATACGCCCCGCTTTCAAGAGGTTCTTAATGTCCGTATTCAATTGCATAGACTGACGGTATTCACTGGCCACCTGTGCAATATGGTTAAAATTCACCGCATAAACGCCCTTTTCACTACTATGATTCACACCAAAGGCCTCGTTATCGTGTAAATAATCAAACAGTTCCCAAAACTCCATCACTTGTGGTTGGTCGAGTTGGATCGCTTGGACTCGTTGTTTAGCCAACTCAATAATAAAGTCACGGGTTTGGCGAATATGAGCCGCTTTTACAGGAAGAACTAACGCTAACGTTTCTAGCAATGCAATTAACTGTGCGTGGTTCTTAGCGATCCGCTCATGGTTAATCGCCTTATCCGCAAATAGCTGTGCCTGTAAGCCATCTACGCGCTCATTGTATTGCTTTAATATCGCCGCTTCTTTCATCAATACCGTAGGCAAAAAACCGGATAATTTTTCAATGGGATAACGTTCAAGGGCTATGGCGGCATAACGAGTTTCAACACTTTGCTCCGCTTTATCAGTATAGAGGTGAATAATCCGTTCTAAAACGGCGCGTGACGCGTTAATTTCGGCATTCTGTGCAATCACAATACTGCCTTTAAATAACGGCTCGTAAGTCTCATTACCGCTATTTTTCACCCCTAATGAACGCGTGGCACGGCCGTTATACAGTGACTTAAGTTCTTCCCAATCAAACGCTTTTAACTTCGCATTATCTTGCACACGATCACTTTCAATTAAACACACCGGCAAATTACTAATCTGTGAGAAGTTTCGTCCTCGAGCGGCAACACTCGATTTTGATGCATCGAACCCCTCGTAATCAGCACGACCACATAAGCGCCATAAAAACTCAATCAACGTACTTTTACCAGAACCAGGCTCACCGCAAATTTCTAAAAATGGATAGCTTTTATGGGTCTTGCGTATCTGCTCCGCAAAGAACGAACCCAACCAGAACGCCAACACTACATAACCTTTTGCGCCAAATGCATCCCAAAGGGAGCTCAACCAGCTGGTATCAAACTCGCTAAAATCGGTATTAATGGCCAATGATGGGCTAAGGCTTAACGTCTTGATATCCAACTTATTGAGAGAGAAATAATCCTCCTCATTTAACGTAAAACACTTACCATCCTGCACCGCAACATCATTAAACACATACACGCCATACTCTTTGTTGTAGCCCACATAATTTTGCGTGATCACCTCTTTGATATCCGGCAAGGCTTGCTTACAAATGCGGTCCAATTGCAAAGTTGTGCCGGTATAAACAGCCCCTTTGGCCACATGCAATAAACGCTTCTTGAATTCACTGGCACTGGTTAACTGTGAGGCGGTAAACGTGGCTTTAACTTGTGGCTGGCGAGGGAAATCGACGCGCATGTAATACCATGACTCGTCAGTTTCAACGGACTTTTGGAAATATAATGGTGTGGGATAACAATTGGCAATTTCGACTACCGTACCGGACTCTTTCACCGCTTTTTGTCTGGCTTCATCTTCATCTAAATCGGGTTCAGCATCATGAATGCGTTCAATGGTCTTCATCATTTTATCAATATCCAACTTAAACCAATACAAACGGTTATCATGTTGAAAATCGAACTCTGAACGTTCTGTCCAGTTAAACATTAAACGCGCCTTTTCAAACGCGGTTGAGGCTAATAATAACTTGCCGTAATAGCGATAACGGGCGATATCGCGCTCCGTTAGCTTGCCTTTCATATGCAAGTCATTCCAATCGTTGCCACACTCTTTTTCAGCGGGTCTCGCGGCCGTGGCTTTCCAGCCCTCATCATAGCTGCGGGCAACAAACTTTTTCATGGCGCGCTCACCGGCTGCGCCATTATCTAATGCCCAAACTAACAACGGCTTTTTATTGTTGCCTAGCCCTGTTCTCAGCGCACTTAAAGCAATTTCAGGGTAGTTATGGCAAGTCATTAGAGAAACAGCGGGAATACCATTTTGAATCAAGCTCAACGCATCAAAGATCCCCTCAGTCAGCCAAATCTCTTTAGCTTGAGTCAAATCCTGTTGCGGCAGTGTCCACCAATGCCCTTTATACGAACCAAAAAAGTTAGCTTTGCGATCAAACCGTGACGGCCTATCAATAATACGTTCCCAATAAGCCCCTTCAGGTAAGGCAAATTTAACCGTTGCCGCACCTAACCCATTGGCATGATAGCTAGACTCGGAATACAACCCTTTCAACGGGGCGATATCAAGCCCTCTGGCGTGCTGTAAATAGGCATCTGCGGCTGCATTTGGGGCTTGTTGCGTCTTAGGATAGTGTGCTGACCAGTCATCAAATATATCGGGATAAATCTCTTTTACAATCAACTCAGCGCCACATTTATTTTCACGGCCACAACGCAACACAAACGGCATTTCAATTGAGGTAAATAGCTCTTTTTTCTTACAGTTTGGGCACACACCTTGGCGCAAATAGCCATTTTGCTCTTTAAATTGAAAGTCGTGTATAAGGCGAGGCAATAACGCCTGAATATGATATGATTTCATGTGATAACCTTAGAGCACACAATCAGCGTCTATCCCGCAGGTTGTGTGCTTTTTATTTGCTTACAGAAAATGATTTCTCATACGCTGTGGTAATGTTTTTCTTTCAGTTCAAACAGAATTTGGCAGTCAATACACAAGGTGCAGCCAATCACCGCTTGGCGGCGGGCTTCTGGTATTGGGTGATCACAATTCTCACATTCAAACGCAGATACCCTATTCACTGGCTTCCTCGCAGCTTGGATATTTTGTTCTAGCACTAATGCCGCATGTTCATTGGCGCGGTCGATAACATCAGACATAATTAAGATCTCCCGCTTGCGATTCGAATTTATCCGCTTCATCGACTAATAATTGGTGTATTTGCGCGTAATCTAATTTCTCTGTTAATACTTTGTCGGCTAATTGACGTTGACGATCAGCAAAACGATTCATTAATGATTTACGCTCATCTTCCCGATTCGCTTTTATATTTTCAGCAACGGGGGTAAATATAGGGTCTGGAATATGTCTCATTTTAAAACCTCATTTTTAGGTAATAAAAAGCCCTGACCAATAAAGGTCATTGTTTAGTGATTTGATTATTTAAATACTATCTAATTCTGATTATATTCTATATTAATAATCACCTTATGATATTTAATCCGATTTTTTTAACCATGATCGGCAACATGGTGTGTGGTATATTTGCTATGCCTGCAATTTCTTGACCGGAATCAGGCATAACAGCCACTTCAAAAAAGGAAAATGCAATGAAATTTTATGTTCATGCAGATAAACAAAGTTCTTATTGGGAGCTCGTGTATAAAGAGTTCAAAATAACTAGTCCTAGTTTTTCTTCTAGAATAGAATCGCTTGATAATTTAGAAGAAGTTATTTTGTATACTGAACAAGCTGATTTAGAAGCACATGATGACAAAAGTCTTATATACTTTGAAATCGAAGAAACTACCAACGACTGGCACTGGACTGCCTTCAGCACATTCAATGGCATAAGTAATTTAGGTATCGAACAAGAAACACACCTACCTTCATATAAAGAAACACGGTTAAGAGCTGAAGCTTTCAAAGATAAAATCATTTCATCACCTATTGTCGATTCGGCCGGTGTATTAATTCCCAATATGCATTTTTCAAAAGCATTTGCGTCTAAATTTAATATTGGCGATTTACACCCTTCTGCACGTCGTAAACGTTTTTAATTAACTAATTTCGCCATTCACAAGACAGATCTTCTTTTATTGTTATCGTGAACAAATGTGAATGGCTATTTTGTTTCTGACTTTGCTCAATGACATAACGAAAGAAACTTAAAAACTTTGCAAATGGAATACTTGGGCTAAAATCGGCCATTCCATTCACAGAAATCAAAACGGTATTACCTGCATTACTCAAAGGAAGAAAGTGTATTAATTGTGATAATTCAAAAACGACACTATTTATTGGTGAATACTTATCTTCAATACAAATATATACTCCGTTTTGTGTATTCTTGACGATTAAATTACTTTCCACCTTTCATCCTCCACAACCCATCTATATATTTTGTCGCTTCAGCCATAGCATCAAACTTGCCGAATGACTCCCCTAAATGCCAAACGTGATAACGTGTGATTGGTGTCTGCTTCTTGCGTGGTAACGTAATAATCGTAAACCCGCGATACACTGCGCAATGATGGCTCACACAAATAACCTGACTCATTGCGGCTTACCTAAACCCAACCACACCAACCAACCGTCGCGCATTTCTGCGGGTAACGACTCATAGGCCAGCCTTAAACCATTATTCCATGCAGGCAAATACACATAATTCTCCGCACGACTAGAGCCGGGTCTTTTCATCTGAACAATCGGTAACTTACCGGCCTTACGCATATCTGCCACTGCGCTTGCTGGCTTACCAATCAACTCCGCGAATTTTTCCTCAGTCACAACATCTGACAGACTTACGATTTTCTCTCTCATCTGCTACCCTCTTACGTCAGGCGCTTTCTAGCGCTTCAGGACTCTTTGCATCAATGCAAAGTCAATATCAATTACTCGATACAACATGGAGTTCTCAATATAATGTCAAGAACGCAAGGGGAGAAATTGCGGCTTATTCGCAATTCCGAACAAATGACAAAAAGAGAGTTGGCAGATTTGACGGGGCTAAACTATGCCACTTATCACGGCTATGAGAGTGATAAATCTAAAATGACCTTTGAATCTGGCGTGAAAATATTTGCAGTTAAACGGTTCAGAAAATACCGCGATTGGTTTATGTTCGACGAAATAAACCCTGAAGCTGGCCAAATCGCACCGGTTTTAGCGCACACTGGGCACGAAAATTCAGGCTCGCCCCACTCAGACAAGAAAACTGGTTAACAATTTATCAGGCATTTTGTGAGGTTAACTCGCAAAGCCAATCGACCCTCGGAGGGCTTTCTTATGGCAATTAAGAAACTCGAAGATGGTCAATATGAAGTGGACATTAGACCGGCTGGCCGTCAAGGAAAACGTGTCAGACGTCGATTTGATACAAAACACGAAGCCGTTTTGTTTGAACGTTACGCCCTATCAAACAAAATGCACAAAGATTGGTTAGATAAATCCAATGATATTCGGCCGCTACAAGACTTAATTGATTTGTGGTGGAACACCTTTGGTAAAAGTAGCGACTATGCGCGGGACACGTTATTAAGGGCAACACGCATTGCGACCGCACTCGATAACCCGCCAATGTGCTTATTAACCGATAAGCAATTAGCACTTTACCGCGAACTCCGGCTCGCTGCGGGTATCAAACCCTCCACGATAAACCGTGATTTTTCAGCGATAAGCGGCATATTTACCGCCTTAAAGCGCACGGATTTATTTATGGGTAAACACCCAATACGAGGGCTATCACGGTTAAAGCAAAAAGCGACTGAGATGTCCTATTTAACGCATGAAGAAATTGGGCTGCTGCTGAATATATTAAAAGGTGATAATAAAAAAGGGGCGATTTTATGTTTAAGCACCGGCGCGCGTTGGGGGGAAGCGGTTAAATTAAAACGCGAGCACGTGATCCAAAATAAAATCCGTTTCACGTTTACCAAAACGGGGAAAGCGCGCATTGTGCCGATTTCCCAAGAAGTCGCTGATAAGGTCTGCACGCGAAAATCCGGTCTACTTTTTCCAAACACCTCTTACGATATGTTTAGAAAACACATAAAGACCATTAAGCCTGACATGCCGCAGGGTCAAGCCACGCACGCATTACGGCATACCTTCGCAACCCATTTTATGATGAATGGCGGCAGTATTATTACTTTGCAGAGGATCTTAGGTCACTCGACATTACAGCAAACCCTGACCTACGCACACTTTGCACCGGACTTTCTTCAAGATGCGATTACGTACAACCCATTAAAGGGAGGAACAGAGTTAGCTTAATAGATTGTTCGTTTTAGGATGATTTTGATGACGAAAACCGAGGCAAATTTAACTTTTGCATGTCCACAAATTGTCCACACGGGGATGCATTTCTCCGCTGTAAGTACCACCAAATCAGCGTTTAGATCGTCCACAAGTTGTCCACACTTGAACACTTTTAGGCACTTTTGAGTCTTTTTTGTACAAATTGCGCACAAAAAAAAGGCACTCGCCCCCGAGTGCCTTTTGACTACAACTCACTGAATATAAAGTAAATTATACCTATTCAGCGGTTCTGGTACTTGTGCGGATGAGGTAATCAAAGGCGCTAAGTGCGGCTTTTGCACCTTCACCGGCTGAAATAATGATCTGTTTATAAGGTACAGTAGTACAGTCACCCGCAGCGAACACACCTTTCACATTTGTTTCGCCACGTGCATCCACCTCAATTTCGCCTATACGGTTACGTGCAACGGTATCACCTAACCAATTGGTATTTGGCAACAGGCCAATTTGTACAAATGCGCCTGCAACTTCTAATAAATGTACACTATCATCAGTACGGTCTTTATATTCAAGACCCGTCATCTTGCTACCATCGCCCTTCACTTCCAATGTTTGAGCATTAACGATAATGTCAACATTTTTCAGGCTACGTGCTTTATCTTGTAGTACTGAATCCGCCTTCAATTCAGGCGCGAATTCCAATACTGTTACATGTTCAACAATACCCGCTAAGTCAATAGCTGCTTCAATACCTGAGTTACCTCCACCAATCACAGCAACGCGTTTGCCTTTAAACAACGGACCATCACAGTGTGGGCAGAATGTAACGCCTTTCGTGCGATACTCTTGCTCCCCAGGTACTCCCATGTTACGCCAACGGGCACCTGTCGCAATAATGATACTCCGTGACTTCATTACTCCGCCGGAAGCTGTTTCGATTTGGTGGTAACCGCCTTCTTCTGTTGCTGGAATTAACTTAGTCACTGACTGACCATCAATTACATCAACATTGTAGTCATCAACGTGGTTCTTCAGTGCTCCCGCAAATATCGCCCCTTCTGTTTTGAGTACAGAAATGTAGTTTTCGATATCAACGGTATCCATAACTTGGCCACCAAAACGCTCACCGATCACACCAGTGCGAATACCTTTACGTGCAGTATAAACCGCTGCGGATGCTCCAGCAGGTCCACTACCGATGATGAGTACTTCAAATGGTTCACGTTCCGTTAATGCTTTAGCGGCACGCGCGTCAGCATTCGTGTCAACCTTATTAATGATCTCACTTAATGTCATGCGCCCTTGGCCGAACTCTTTTCCATTTAGGAAAACAGCGGGAACGCCCATCACATTACGTTCTTCAATTTCATTTTGAAACAGCGCACCATCAATCGCTGTATGTGTGACATTTGGATTTAATACTGCCATTAAATTCAGTGCTTGCACAACATCTGGGCAGTTATGGCACGATAATGAATAATAGGTTTCAAAATGGAATTCCCCTTCAAGGGCCTTCACTTGATCTAATAACTCTTGTGCTTCTTTAGATGGGTGACCACCAATTTGCAACAATGCAAGCACAAGCGATGTAAATTCATGGCCTAGTGGTGAACCTGCAAAACGCAATCCACTATCAACACCAGGGTTAGTAATTAAAAATGATGGTACTCTTTGAGTATTATCTTGTACTTCACGAACAGTAATCTTGTCTGAAAGCGCAGCAATTTGGTTTAGAAGCTGTTTTATTTCATTTGATTTATTACTGCTATCTAAATTAGCGACTAACTCAACAGGTTTAGTCAATTTTTCTAAATACGCTTTCAATTGCGCTTGCATATTGTTATCGAGCAT